GGGATCGGACTTGTTAATCCCAACGGCGTTCGCCGAGCCGTCGACAAACAACATATGGGTTTTGCCGTCGGACTCAACGCGGAAGTCTGAGTTGTACGAACTGTCGTTGACCGTAACTTCGTAGCCATCGTACCCATTGCTGATGTGTACGCCGCCTGTCGTCCCCGCGCTGTTGCGAAGGTACAGATTGTCCCCGCTGTTTTGAGTTTCAAAGATGGCACCGGCAGAAGAGTGGTAAATACGCGAATAGCGAGTTTCCTCCGGTCTCCAAAGACGAATCTCCGCTCCGTTGCCCATGGACAAGTTTTCCGATAGCGCTTTTGCGCTACGCGCACTGGAGCTAGGCCAGTTTGCGCTGGTCAGAGCGCTTGTCGAAGTGGTGTTGGACGGCAGCGTGCCAGCCGCCGGTGCAGCGATCAGGGAAGAATCGTTGGACGCAGTAACTAAGTTGCCCGCAGACGAAGAAATCGCGTCTAGTTTTACCCAGACCTCAAAGTCAGTTAACCCGCCGGTGTTGAAGGTTCTGATTTCCAGCAGTTTGGATTGGTTGTAGTATTGGTAGTCCAATAACTCAATGCTGTGGGTGAAGTTGTAACCCGCAAGGCTAATTAGGAACTCGCCCGACCAAGCGGTGTTGTCGCCGCCGCAGTGTAAGTAAAGTTTGATTAGTTTCGGGCTTCCCGAGAGTCCGGTACTTTCCCAAACTTTGTACCACTGCTCCCCGCTTCCGACCGCGCGATTGCTTACGTTACCCGAATACGGATAAACGATGCCCGCGACAAGACCGGACTTCTGGCGGATAATACCGTCAATATCGAGCGCGTAAACCCCCGAGGTGTCAGGCTGCTTGTTAATACCCAGCGCGCTTGCGCTTGCGTCGAAGAACAAACCGTTCGAGTTCGTGTCGCTCTCGACGCGGAAATCTGTGTTTGCACCATCTTCGTTGAACACGAACGCCGACCGCGCCAGATTGATTTTTTTGTCTATTGCAACGTCCGAACCTTCCGTAACCGTCTGCGAAGCCCCGAACCAAAACTCAATCTCGTTTCCGCTCAAAGTAATTGCAGACCGCTGCAAGGTCTCAAGACTGCTTGAGCTAACATATGCTTGCGCGGTGTTGGATTTAGGCCAAACACCATACCCAAGTACCGGGCCGCCGGACGACGCTTCCGCGCCTAGCGTAGTAATAGAGCCTATACTATAACGACCGCGAAGGATTTTTGCGCCTTGAACGACGGTACTGCTCGACCCAGTGATAATACCGCTAACATCTAGCGTAGATTCAGGGCCAGAAATGTTTATGCCAACTTCATTGTTGGTGGCGTCAACAAACAGCATGTGGGTTGAGTCGTTAGACTCTACACGGAAGTCAAGATTATCGCTGCTGTCGTTGATGACGACGCCGTTTACGTCCATCAATTTAAGATGGCTGTAGCCCGCCGAGTTTCTAAAATCTAAGTAATCTTCGCCTGTACCTTGGACCCAGAGGTTAAACCGGTGAGTGCCGCCGCTGTTAATCTGCAAAAACTGGGCGTCTTGGCCGTTGTCGAGGGTAATATGAGCAAACGATGGGCTATCGCCGCTCTCGTACTTAGCGGTGTTCAGGTTGATGAAGTTGTTGTCGACTTCTGCGTTAGTTAGGGGCGAACCCTTGGGTGAATCGCCCTGAACGCGGGTAGTGATTGTAGCCATTGGTTACACCCCTAACTAGTTTCTTACGATGCAGACAACGTGATGGTCCAAGTTACGGACATCGTGTCGTCAGCTGCCTTGTTTACTACCGAGAAGACCGTACGGCAGAGCATGTCGCCAGAAGTGGCAGCGTTGAAGATGCCTGCTTCGGTTACTGCGCCGGTCGCGTCGCCTGCTTCAAAAGAAGAAACGTAGACTACTTTCTCGTTGTTTGTGCCAGAGATGGTTGTGCTATCCAGCGCTTCGCGAGAACCGAGGATCGACACAAGGTCAGTCTGACCTGCTGCTGCCGCAGTCGTGCCCGAACCGAGCGCCATGTGCGACATAACAGATTTCGACGTACCCACCATGCGGCTAGCAATGTAGGCAAGGCCAGCATTTACCACGAGGTTTTTAACCTCTCGCTGATCTTTGATGTTTCCGGCCTTGTCCTTGAGGACGATGTTAAGCTGGCCGGAGAGCTTCAAGTTTTCGTTAATCATAACGATCTCCTTCAGAACGTTCTGGAAGCCCCGACAAAGTCTTCCGCAAAGTAGGTGAAGTCAGCAAACCCCTGACTTCGCAGTGACCCCGCGTCGGCGGTCGAGGCCAAATCCAGTAACACCTTTCCGGGCGTCACTACTTTCGCGTCTCCTAAAAGGGCGCTATCCGAGCGAACGCGCGCTAGCGCGTAAGCTAAGGTTTCGCTTGCTACAGGTATATCATAAATGTGTTTACCTGTTAACAAGTTTGTGCTGTCAGATGCACTTGGCGTATCAAAAACTGCCTTTCCGACATCAAATATCGCATCGTCGCCGAAGTATCCAGCGTCAGTGTACGCTCGGACATAATCGACTTGGCGATACAGGGAGTCTGAAGCAGACGCGACATCGGTTCGGTCTTTCATAAACTGCATCTCTTGGTCATCCAAGATTGATGCCGTTCCGTCGACGTCATCCGTCGCATTTACGCCGTCTGTAAGCTGTTTCGAGGTGCCAAAGCTGTTGATCTCATCGGTCGCAACCGGTGCATCTGAGGGAGCTTTGTCAAAATAGATTGTGTTGATGGTGTCCGATAAATAGCCGTTATCGGCGAAGGCTTTGCCCACCGAGAACGTATTGATCTGATCTGCGGCCCCTACAGGGTTATCCGGTGCCTTCTTAGTAAGCAACCAAACATAGTCCTCGATACCATTTACGCTATCCGCGAACACCTTACCGGGTTCGAGGGAATGCGCTTCGAGGACGCTGTATGTGTCTGTAAGAGGTTTGCCCATGTCGTAGTGATGGGCTTCCGAGAATACCGAAACATCTTCTAGCGCCTTACCAAACCCTTTTGTGTTGATTTGGTCGGCGGCGGAGGTGATGTCTCCGGCTACCTTCTTAGCGAAGATAAATGCTTGGTCTCCTACCCCTGCCACGACATCATACAGAACCTTGCCCGGCTCTAACGAGTGGCCGTCTGACAAGGAGTAGGAGTCTGCAAGTGGCCGCCAAAAATCCTTAGCGAGTTCTTCCGTAGCGGAGAACGTGTCTTCTTTTACCTTCTTGGTGAAAATAAAGACGTGGTCTTCAAACCCTTGGACTGCGTCTTCCAGTGGCTTGGAAACCGCCACAAAATGTGCCTCTCCGAGAACAAACACATCTTCTAGCGGCTTACCTAGAGCATAATAATGCTCTTCCGCGACCAATGGAACATCAATTTTGCCAAGTTCGGTGATTTTTACAATAACGTCGCCCGCGAGATTTACGCCATCGGCAACGGCGGGCTTACCAATATGCTTGGCCGGGGCGTCTAACGCGGCTGAAATGTCTTGCAGCGCTTTACCAACGGCTTTGGTGTCTATTCCGTCGCCAAGCGAAACTTCATCAAAAGCCCCTTTGATGAAGCTCCAACGCTGGTCGTCAAGAATATAGCCGTAGTCAGCGGCGACTTTGAAGAACGCGTTGGTCGCGTTTTCAGCCACTCCTGTGTCATCTGTAAGCGTCTTGAAGAACTCAAAGACCATCTCGTCTGACGGACGACTACCGTCCTCAACTGAGATCGTATCGAAGTATTTGGCGAACAAGAGGAACTCCCCCTGCTCCGCCTTAATAACGTTCTGGTTAATGTTTACCGATGTTTGCGTCAGCACCTGAAGCTGCTCGAAAGCAGCCTTTAGCGCGTTAACAAGTTCGACAGACTTTAACCTCACGCGAAGTCCTCACGTATTTTGAACTTCAATTTCTCGTACAAGGTTTCCCGAACACCGTTACCGCGAAGAACCTCGATCTCCCCTTCGTAAGAACCAGCTTCGACCTCTAGGTCGCCTTCGTCCCACTGCAACACGGCAATACCGTTTGTTGCTGTCTCAGGGTTGATAAAGAACTCGCGCGAAAACAGCACCGTGTCAGCGCCTGCTTCCCTGAAGTGCAACGTAACCGTCGCCGATGTTAGATCGACCGGCTCATCGTTGTCTTCGTTGGTTAGCGTCACGCGAATTTGCGGGCCGGTATCACCTTGAACGTATTTGAATATGTTAGCCATTATATCCCCTTACGCGTCGATGCCTTGTCAAAACCCACCATTTTCACAGTCTGACCAGACGCGCGCGTATCTCGGCTTCGAGCATCCGCAGCGTGCTTGTAGAACTCTGCACGGTAGTAGGTAGCTAGCTCAGGGTTGGTCCACTCCTTGGCTGGAATCATCGCCAAGCGGTAGATTGCCCCGCAAGCGATAGAGCGCCCATGGGTTTCGTAGATAAAATCTTCTACGTCAATCGCAGTAGAGGACGGCTTGATGACGGCTACGCCTTCAAACTCGTACTTACCATCTGGTGTTGCGTAGAACCTAATCTGCGAGTCTTGGTACAAACTGAACGCCGTAGGGCGAGAGTTTTCGTAAAGGCTAGGTAGATCAAAGTGACGATCCGACACTTGCTTGATAGGCAAGCCATCCAAATACAGGATCAGGATGTCCTCAAGTACCGTACGAGTTGGAACCTCAATGTCGTATTCCGCCGTATTACGGCTCGTATAGTCCTTGTCGATGTCGTATCGCCAAATTTGACTTAGCTTACAAAACTCAGATGCAGCTTCCCGCAGATGATTTTCGATGACGATTTCCGGGCAGCCCGGTAGGTGGGGCTGAATATACGGGTAGAAATTAGCCCACGCGACTGCCATGTTACGTCACCTTGCTCAAGTTAGCAGGTGCAACAGCTGCATCTACTTGGTTCTTAGTACTGATCGCGGCGTTAAACGCAGCATAAGACGCCTGAGCGCGCTGCTCGTTAGCACCATACTCAGCATCCTTCGAGTACGCACGATACAGAATCCAGTCGATGATTGGGGACGTGTAGATGTCGTCCAACTTGATGACTTCTGTGTTTGAACCTTCAGGATCGAGATCGCTCTCGCTAAGAGTATGAGAACCGGGAGAGTCAGTGTAGACAACTTCGACTTCGGCCAACTCTGTTGCCGGA